GAGTTTGAAGAATTAGAAAGTTATGATTTGTGGAAATATACAGCACAAATTATATCAGATGGAATAAGTGCATATCCAGGCAAACCAAAGTTGTTTTCAGTGCCAGTACAATTTGATGAACAATTATTAGAGGTAATCAAATTAATCAAAATGATTACCATTAAGAATGATGATATTGAACTTGATTTACATTCTGGTAATATTATGGTCAGACCCGGGCCCATACCTCAATTAGTTATTACTGATCCGTTAGAGGTTGTAAAAACTATGCCACCTACAATTATGAAGTGAGTTAAGACCACTTCAACATATACAAAGTATATTCAGGATCATTTCGTAAGTAGATTCTAACGTCTGACTCATTGGATACCCAACACCAGTGTTCATTTTGGCATAATGTATTTGTTTTTTTAACATCACTTAGCCAATAGGGTAGTTCTTTACTAGGACCCCAAGTATCCCAACACCATTCACGCAATTCAAAAAAGTTCTGTAGATAATTGGTATTCATAGAAGTGACATAATATTTCCAATGTATGTGACCAACATTTCTTTTATCTAACTTTTTTATTAGAAATTTTTTATTCATTTTTCAAATCGTACACTTATAACATGTTCGTAATTTTTCTTCAATATACTCTTGTACATTATATTTTTGTGAATTACAAAATCACTAGCACCAGAATCATAAGCAAATTTAGCAAATTGTTTGAAATACAATGTACGTCTTTGCCACTCACCAATACATGTTGCATTAAGTTTTTCTAAACGATAAAGATATGATTGCCATGCATTTCTATCAACATGTGACCATTCATGCATTTCAACATATGCCATTAAATCTTTATTTCTGATTACCGCTGGTTGACTATATTCACGTTCTTTAAAATCTTGATTTTTGTAATCCTTTACGGTGGTGATTAACAAATCGTTGGCATGATTACATAAGAATTTTATTTTATCTATTTGATCGGTTTCACTGTCCACGTAGGTTAGATATTCTTCAGTAGCAACTATGCAATCATACATGTCTGTTATTTTATCTACTACAGTAACATTTATATGGTTTGATTTCAGCCATTCAACAACTGCTGGCTCTACTTCAGTTATGTATAACTTTTTAGTTAAACTCATACCTAAAATTGCTGGGTTGAATCCAACAAAAAGATAGTTATCTACCGAAATGTTATAAAACTCTTCAACTGAATTTATTATGTATTTTTTCTTATCAACTATATCTTGTTTCTTTTGATGAGAAACAAATGCATTGAAGATTTCAAAATTATACTGCGTAAAATTGTTCATAAAATATTATCACTTTCAAACAATATTTATGATCAATTAGTTGAAAAGGTGACATGATGTCACCCTTTCACTCATGTTCTGGTATTGCCGTAATGTATTACTCTTACGGTAGATGTTGAATTTAACTTACGCCAAGGATCAACGATAATTGAACCAGATGGAATTTCACAGTATGGCTGCGTCTTTGTCTGTTCGCCAGTGTATTCATATGTAATCTGACGATCATGTGCCCACAAAACAATATGTGGTGCTTCAACTCGTTGAACTACATCAGTGGAATCATCTGCTAGTGGATCAAGATACTTGACGGTGACACCCATCTCGTTGAGATAAAATCCTACCAGGGTTGAATAACTACCGATACAATATGGAACATCTGGCTTATATGCTTTGCCATGAATCACTACAGGAAGATTGCCGTTTGCAACGCTAGTTTTTAGCAAGAATTTGGCCAGATTCTTTGCCTGGATCTCACGGGCATGCATCACTGTGTCAAATAGATCATAGCCTAGATCATATTCTTGTGCTAGCCAACGTAGAGCAATGTTATCACGTGGATGACATGCACCCGCATCACCCATGCCAGCGGTCATATATTTTGGTCCCATGATTCGCATGGTACTACGTGCCAGTGCGTTAGTTACTACATCTACATTGATGTTACCAATACGCATAGCAAAGTCTTGGATCATGTTTACTAGGCCAACCTTCGCACTGATGAATGTATTGTAAAAAATCTTGATTGCTTCACATTCGTCCCACGTTCCTACTTCGTATCGTGGATCGTTTTGCATGATCGTCTTGTATAGATCAATCAGTTCACCTGCGACACCAGTTAAACTGCCATCTTCGGTTCCGATGATTACCATTTCTGGATTAGCCATGTCCCACTTTACACTGCCCATAGCAATCAAGTATGGATTGTACAAGAATAAGTGCTTCTTGTCCAGTAGTGAAACAAAATGCTTACGGGTAGTACCGGGTAATACGGTACTAATTAACACAATCCGTTTCGTAGTGGTTGCGTGTGTATTGATTTTGTTGATAGCATCAATGACTGCATCATGTCCGAAGTCTTTCGGTGGCATATGACTGCTTGGCACTGATCCATCGTATCCTTCAGTGTGTGGAGTAGGTACAGCAATAAAGATCCAGTCACTCTCACGAACTAATTCAGCAATATCGCATACTTTAACTGTATCACTTGTTCTAGGAACAATATCGTAACCACGAACTTCATGACGTTCGGCCATTACTTCAGCACAATCTAATCCTAATTTTCCAATTCCAATAAATCCAATTTTTTCTCTCTTGATCATTTTCACCCTTTTATAGAAAATACAGTATTATATATGCTGATGTAGCATATATAAAAAATATTGATTAATTTACTTTGGATAAGACAGTTCTACAGAAACTCCAGAACTGATTACACATGCAGTTTTGCTGGTAAGTTCAAGGACAGTGTAAGTATCTTTATCTTTATTAAAGAGAACTACGGTACTTAATTTTTCATCGTTAAGTTTAGTATCGTCAACTTCGCCGAGAAAGATGGGTTTTTCTCCCAACTTATTCATTAACTCTTTTAGTAGATATTCTGTTTCGTAACACCATACAGGCTTGTTGATTTTTTGTTCTGCGAGAGCAACGGTTGACGTTAGCATCATTAGTGCTAGGATAGCGATCTTTTTCATAGTAAGATTTCCTTTAAGTTGAATGTAGTAAGTTCAGCGCACTATTTTTTGAGAATGATGCTGTGTGAATTTACCAGGTTTGAATGTTTTCCCTAAATCACCTTGACATTATATCATACTGTCAAACAAATCCGCAATGGTTCTGCTGCCGGAATACAACACTTTTTTAGTTTTTTCTGCAAGTGCCTGTGCTTCTGGCGTCGTTGCTTTGTCAAATTTGCTAGATCCTATGACTTTATCAATTTTGTTTAAATATACATTCTTTATGGTACTTATCATCTCGTCAGCACTTGAGTAACTTAATCCAGTTACGCCCAACTTATCATTTAGTGCTAGCGTTTTTGCAACACCCACGATAGATCCAACCAGTTGATTGAGTGTAACTTCTTCGCCCATGCCAGGATATTGCTTAAGTAATGCATCAATCTTTTTGCAACCAAAAAATGCAACTAGATCTATTGCCCAACGATCTTTGTTTGTAGTTACCGTAACAGTTTCTACGTTTTTTTGTTTTGAGAATGGCACTACTTTACCATCTGCTGTTTTTAATTGAATACCCAAATCACTGATACTTATGTTAAACGCCTCAGCAAGTGCTGAGTATAAACTGGCACTTAACACACCCTTGACACCTTCAGGCGGTGCAAGTACTGAACTCCATGACACCAAATCACTGAACAAACTTACTAGATCGACTTGAACGTAATTATCTGCATCTATGTTGATGATGATGTTTTTGCCATTCTCAGTCTCAAAAGCGCCAGTGGCGTCGCCATACTGCTTTATCAAATCATAGTAAAATTTGCGATTTTCGTTAGTTGACTTATCTGATAATTTTGGTATGATAAACTGTATATCTATATCGCCGTACTGTTTATCTGGCTGAGTTTGTAGATGCTTTTGATAATATGTACCACTACCTACTGGCTTACCAAATTCGATAGGCATAATGTCTTTTGACTCTAGCCATTGATTTAATTGTGGCTGTATTGAACTGCTTAAGTATTTTACAACCCGTTGTAGTAATGCGGGCGTAAGAACTGTATTTTGTGTTTTTGTGCTAGCCCAGCCACCTTCAAGAATTATTTCGTTTATTTTCATTAATATATTTAGTGTATACTAATTAAATTCTTCTTGAATATATTCCATGCTGTTTCCCATGACCATCGCTTACTACTTTGGTAAACTTTCTTTCTATCTAATTTTAAACAGCAAGAGATTGCGTAGTTCAAATCATAGGACAAGTAGCCATCAACTTGTGACAGTATAACATCTTTGGGACCAGTAACTGGATATGCTGCTACTGGAGTACCGCACGCCAGGGATTCTATCATCACTATGCCAAAAGTGTCCCATGTACTAGGAAAAACAAAAACATCTGCCATTTGGTAATAACTTGCTAATTCTTTACCTGTCTTAAATCCTGTGAACTCTACGTCTTTATATTTTTCTTCTAGGTGTTTTCTGTATGGGCCATCACCTACTAATATCTTTCTAGAATTTGGATAATCTAAACTACAAAAAGCATCTAGATTTTTTTCTTTACTAAGTCTACTTACACACAGTAATACAATTTTTTCATCTCTTTTGATTTCTATTGATTTAAATATATCACGATCTACGCCTCTAGTCCAAGGTATTATGTCTGTTTTTAGACCATGATCAATTAGTTCATTGCACATCGAGATAGTAGTTGTTAGAACTTTACCACTATGTTTGTGAAACCATCTAATGTATTTCCATGACAGAAATTCTGGTATATGTAAAAGTTTCTTCAGTGCTTCTGGTAATTTGGTATGATAACTGGTATTATATCTTATATTTTTACTATCTAAGTAAAGTCTGGCTGCTAGACCAACGGGTCCTTCTGTTGCGATATGAATATAATCTGGAGAAATACGTCCAATTTTTTCTGCTATACCAATTGGAATACTTAATTTTATTTCAGAATATCCCGGCATAGAAAAATGTTTGAAACTAGTGGGATCCAGAAAAATTATTTCATATCCTTCTAGAACAGCACATTTCGCCAAATTTTTATATGTTGTTACTACGCCATTTATTTGATCTGGTAGATTATCAGTAATAATTAATATTTTTTTATGCATTGTGCTTCTATCCTAAAATTTTTAAATTTGAGTTCGTATTGTAGCGTGGTTGCACTAGCAATACAAGATTCATATGAATCAAATTCTAAACTAATCCTACCAGGAATATCCCTGGAATTATTAACATTAATTGCTAGTAGTAATAGAATCCACATGATCTTCAGTCACCCAAGTTATAATAGACCATTTCCCATCCCAGTCCTCCACTAGCGCAGTACAACTTTCTACCCAATCTCCAGTATTCATATAGATGGTATTATCTATGGTTTTTATTTCTGCCTTGTGAATATGCCCACATATTACACCATCATATCCACGTTTTTTACAATATGTGGCAAGATTGCTTTCAAATTGAAACATAAAATCAACAGCACGTTTTACTTTGGATTTTAGGTATTTACTTAGACTCCAGTAACCAAATCCCAGTTTATGTCTTATCCAATTAAATTTAGAGTTCAGTCTAAGAACTATATCATATGCACGATCACCTAAAAAACTGATCCATGGCGCTAATCTAGTTATACCATCAAATAGATCACCATGTACTATTAAATAATGTTTGCCATCTATGCCTATATGTTCACATTGATTTTTTATTTCTATCATACCAAAACTGAATTTGTATGATAAAAATGGTCTAATAAATTCATCATGATTGCCTGCAATATAAACTACACGGGTGCCACGCTTTGCGTGGCCTAATATGCTACGAATAACATTTGTATGACTTTGTTTCCAACGAAGTTTATTTCTTTGAATTTTCCATCCGTCAATTATATCTCCTACTAGATACAGTTGTTCACATGTATTATTTTTCAAGAAATTAACTAGGTGATCCGCCTTGCAATCTTTTGTTCCTAAATGAACATCACTAATTGCTATGGTTCGGTAAGTCTTTTTATGCATAGTTTATAACCTTTAAATGAAAATAGGACCTTTCGGTCCTATTTGCTGGTTACGAATTCCAGCACCTCTCAATCATTGAGGCCGATTTACTTAGTATTGATCTGTGTCCATACACGTTGACGAATTTGATTAGTCAATGTGTCTGGTAGTGGAACATAATCTAATTCTAACGCAAGAGTTTTGCCATTCTTGAATGCCCAATCAAAGAACTTGATTACATCAGCACTTTGTTCTTTGTCTTTGGGATTCTTGTACATGATGATAAAACTTGCACTAGATACTGGCCATGCATTTGGATTTGCTTGATCAACAATACTTAGTCCCATGCCAGGTACACTGAACCAGTTTGCGCCATCTGCCGCTGAGGCAAATGTCTTGTCATCTGGGCTTACATAGTTTCCTGCTTTGTTTTGCAGTTGCATGAATGTCAGACCATTCTTCTTAACATATGCATATTCTACGTAGCCAATACTACCCTTGATGCGTGTGACGTTTGCAGCAACCCCTTCATTGCCTTTTCCACCAACACTACTTGCTGCTGGCCATTTTACTGCTGCACCACGACCTACACGTTGTGCCCATTCTGGACTAACTACTGTCAGATAATCTGTCCAGTTGAATGTAGTACCACTGCCATCAGCACGATGCACTACTGTGATGTTTAGATTAGGCAGATTCTTACCTGGATTTAGAGCAACTAATTTTGGATCATTCCATTTGACGATATTGCCAAGAAAGACTTCAGCGAGAACTGCACCAGTGATGCGTAGTTCACCTGGCTTAAATCCCTCTAGATTTACGATAGGCACAGTTCCACCGATGATTGCTGGAAACTGTACTTGTTCACGCTTGTCTAAATCTTCACCTTTAACAGGTGCATCACTTGCGCCAAACGCAACTGTGCCAGCATTGATCTGACGAATACCACCACTACTACCGATACTTTGATAGTTTAGTCCTACGCCAGTTTCTTTCTTATAGGCTTCTGCCCACTTGGCATATACTGGATAAGGGAATGTAGCGCCTGCTCCTGTGATATCAGCGGCGTATACCATGGTAGCAGTAAATGCTGTAGCGATAATTGAAACTAATTTTTTCACTGTGTTAATCTCCTTGTTGTGTTAACATATGGTATTTAAACATAAAAGTGTGACAATCCTGTGACAATTATGTATTTTCTGAAGAAATTCTAGCCAAAATTGTACTATAAAACGTATCCAACTCACCACCAAACTTGCCAGTAAGGTGTCCAATAGCATCTACGCAGAATTTGTAATTTTTGTTATAGTATTCTTGAATGAATTTCCTATGTAGTTCTTTATAGTTTTCAAGATTCAATAGATCTGGCACTGGTACATTGTTAACTACACAAAATGTTTTAATTGGACCATTATCGGTTGTAAAGGTCTCAAGTTCCAGTACGGTATAGTTTTCTTTTAGTTTTTCTGCTGCTGTTTCGCCGATGATAATGTTCATAGTGTTGTTAAATTAAATTTTGATACTACTCGTTTAATGGCACGAATTTGTTCTTTACAATCTTCCAATGCATTATGTGCTTTTGCGCCCGCATTTCTACTATCACCTAATGCTTGTAGCAGTGTTCTACTGTCCCGTACATTGTAGTATTGCCATGGAATTGGAGTTGATTTTTGCCTGTAAAGATTTTCAAGTATACACATATCAAATGTGGGTCCTTGCGCCCATACACGCTTTGAATTTACAACTAGTTTTGTAAGTATTGCGCTATACTCTGAGAATTTTACTCTACCTTCGTCCGTCAATGCTTCAAGTTTTGATTCATCTGACTGTTTGCCCCACCATTCGATAGTGTCTTCGTTGACATCTCTGTCTAAATCCAGTTGCTCTTCAATATCAAATCTGAAATATGTTTCAGAGAAAAAGGTTTCAACGGGACTAAATGGATCAAATTGAACCGCTCCTAACGTCAGTACTACGGCATTAGGTTTAATACTCAGTGTTTCTATGTCTATCATTAAATCTGACATAATTTAATCTGCCATTTCTAGTTTTACGATTAATGGGAAACCACGATTTCTTGCTAGCAGAGTTACTTCATACCCTTTTTGTTCAGCCATTTCGTACGGCAGTGTAGCAACTACTGCTGAATTTTCATCATTGATTTTTTTTGCCATAGTTTCTGCCTCTAATGAAGCATAGCCTAGTATTACTACCAGTGTTTCTACTACGAATTCAAAGGTAGTAACATCATCATTTAGATATATGACATTGAATTTTGATGGTTCAGCAATATCAGATTTTGTTTTATTTTTTAAAATAGGTTTTGCTTCTATAGTATCAACCATAAGATTATTGTATTTGAGGATTATTGTAAGGGGGGATAAAACCCCCCGTGTTGTGATTACTTAGTAAAAGTAATGGCGATTTTCTTAGGACGTTGTTCTTCTGGAATAATTAGTTCCAAGTCAATGCTGAGAATGCCATTCTTTACAGTAGCCAATTTTACTTCAACATTGTCTGCCAATGTGAAATTTCTGGTGAAACTTCTAGTGCTGATACCCTTGTGGATATAGCCAGTAGAGTCAGTTTTGGTTCTCTTTTCTCCACTGATCGTTAGAACACGATCAGTTAGTTCTACATCTAGTTCACTTTCTTCAAATCCAGCCACTGCAACTTCAACAGTATAATGTGAATCATCGTGTTGAATTACATTGTATGGTGGATAGTTCTCACTGCCACGAACGTTTGCGAATGTGCGATTCAAATCATGAATCATACGTTCAAAGCCAATTGCATGGCGTGATAGTGAAGGCAAATCTAGTGTATTAATTCCATATTGTGTCATATTTTTCTCCTTTCGTTAAGCAAGTTTTATGACTTTGTTGTAGACCTCATATGAGCGTCTACAGGTGTATTTATACATGGAGTATAAAATTAAAACAACTTTTTTGGTAATTGTTGATCTGCGATTTTCTTGTTCCATCGATTGATGGCAGCGGACTTAGCACGCTTGCGAATCGTGGTAGGTTTTTGATAGAATTCTTTTTCTTTTAGAATTTGCATTATGCCACTGTCATTGACTTTCTTTTTGAATTTACGTAGGGCTTTTTCAATGTTGTCGTCCTTGACAAACACTTTGTTGCCTACAATTTGTGGCTTTCTAAACTCAGAAGTCATCGTCAATGCTCCTTAAAAAATCTTCTGGCTTCATATGTGTGTATAGGCTCCAATCATAAACTTTAACCGAACTTGTTCTGATTCCTTCGGCCCATTGAACATCATTCATATCGTCATGATAAATGTATATATCATAGTTTTTGTCACCCAGAAATGGAACTAGATCATATAACTGCGATGTAGTCCATAAACAGTTTCTGACTAAAACTCGAGGTATACTTCTATTGAAGTCTAAATCTGGTGGTGTAAAAATTCTTGTCATAGTTTAGCATCTATAAGTAAGTGCCATCCAAGATGTTTTTCAAACAGTTTGAACATTTCTTCGGGCATTGATTGGAACCATGGTTCTACTACATATTCTTTGTTAATGTATTTTTCAGTATTATACTTGAAAATAAAATCCTGTACAACATCAATCTGACTAAATGACGCAGATGTGAAAATTTGTTTAACTTCATCAACAGTATATGTCATCGCTTGTGGACAATTTGATTGTGCTTCTGGCTGTTCTAGTCCGCCATTTATCAATATGTTTTTCCAACTGTTTTTAGCGTATAGCATTATTTTTGCAACAGAATTTTTATTCATATATTTAGGCAAGTTCAGAATAATTTTCTGTGGATCAGGAGAGTGATGTATCACGCCATAACTGTATATTAGATCAAATTTTTCATTGTTATCTAATACATGATCTATATCTTCAGCGTTACATTCTAGAAATCTTCCAGATAAATTGTAAACGTCAAATCTCTTTTTTGCCAAAGCAATACTTTCGTCACTTAGGTCTAGTCCTGTATAATGTGCTCCAGCCCTGGCAAAATTCACAGCATCAGTGCCAATGCCACATCCTATCTCCAATACTTTTAATCCCTTCCAACGATGAAACTCTGCAAAATTATAGTTATGCGGTTCGTTGAAATATCTTCTACGTTCTACTTCATCAAAGTAGTCTTTTGATCCTATTTCTTTGTTACTGTGTCTGACATTGCATGGACGATTATTCCAGTATGTCTTAATGTTTGTAAGAATATCAGTTGACATTTGGTGGCAACTCCTTCAACATGTTAATCCAGTTAATCAAATCTTTTTGACGTTCTGGATGTGAATAATCATCTGGGTTTGTAGGGTCTTTGCCATCTGCTGCATAACTTTGCTCGGCATAGGTTTCATCGTTATTGCCACCAGATAGATCAGCCCGATCATGATATACTTCTACTGGAATATTTTTAACTCTGTCTGCTACGCTGTTTACATGAAATAACCACCAGTCACTGTGATTAACAGGACTTATGCAGCCAAACATGTTAATCCATTCACGTGGAATGATAGGAAACAGTGCAAATGGATGACGATGATTAACGCATGGCATTCTAAGCAATCCAAACCAATCATTGTTGGCTACAATAATTTCGTCCCAGTTTTCTGTTAACATCAATGCGTCGTCATTCCAAAACATGATCCAACGGCCACTGGCATTTCTTCCTAAAAAGTTTACATAACGATTTAGTTTTAAGTATCCATACCGTGGAGTTTCAAATATCTTACTAGTGGCTGCACATTGAGCAATATAATCACCCCATACGTTAGCAAAAAACTCTTTACTTTCCTCATCGTCATTATCATATGCGATTAGAATTTCTATTCTTGATGTATCTTTTGCTGTTGCTAGTAAACTATTCAGACTGTTGATTAGTGTTTTTGTTCTTTTTCTTGTCGGCAATATTATTGAAATTTCAGGTGTTTTCATTGATCCTCTTTGAGTGTGTTTATTTTAATTTACGTATATTTAATGTCTCTGGCACTGTTGGCATTGGTGCTTTATACCGTTCAGCCGTTTCTGGAATCTTATCTTTTATTTTATTGTCAACAGATTTGACATTTGTTATTTCAACATTGTTATTTACTTCGTCGTGATTTTCAAGTATTTTTTCTTCTTTATATACTTGTGGTTTCAAATTCTTGAAGTGTTCAAATTTATTCAGATATGGATATTTTTCAGGGTCAAATATACGTTCTTCAACTGTAATATTTTCTGTTGATGGAGACTCTGTTGACATTGGTATCGTACTGTCTATATTTTCTGTGATTAAAACTTTTTCTTCTTTAGCCCACCGTATACTTTGTTGCCCTGCTATAATCAATATAAGAGCAAGCGGGTCAAACACAGCAACTATAATTATAATCACTATACGAACCGCTTTTTCTAGGGTAGTAGCATCTACATTATCATCGTATATTAGGGCGGCAATATACTTTATTGGTCCGACCTCTACTTCAATATTGCGTAATTGTACGGCTAATGGCTGTCGCTGTTCGTTATATTTAGATATGTTACTCTGTGCGTTCGCAATATCACGTTGCAATCTTCTGCGTTCTGCTTGCTGAGAACGACGTAAATTTGCGGCTCTGACAACTGCGTCCTCACTTGATGATCTAGCAATAGTTTCATCAACTGTTTTATCCAATTGTTGTAGTGCTTTTCTTGCAACATTTACGTTCTCCTTCTCTAAAGCAATTTTTTCATCTAAAAATGCTATCTGTTCTACAACAGTAGCAGAAGGTACAGCTTGATCCAGATGAGCACGACTTAAAAAGCCGAATATTCCCATACTGGTCAGTAACATTAATACTGCAACTGCTGGTATAAGATATAGTTTAAAAACCAAATTAGCCCTGTGCCAATTTAATTTTAACCATAACGCAGCAGTTACCTTTCCTACTTCCAGTGCAACGCCCATAATAATTATGGGAATCATTGCTGCTGAAAATATAGAAGTTAAACCGACAATACTGTAATATGCCGCTACTGCACTTATTGTTATAGCAACGGCTAAAGTAAAAAAGCCAAATATCATTAATTATTTATTCAAATTATTGCAATATCATTTTGTCTACGTCTGTTGCAATAAATTTTATGACCACGTTCTCTGATTAAATCAGCAGAAGTTTGTGGCGAATCCTTAAACATGGTTACCAAATCGTCTTCAGTGATAGATTCATCTACTGTTACTGCATAAATCTCATAATGACGCTGTAGGTTAAATCTGGCCCTTAGCAGCATAAGATTTAGTGGAACAGAAGTTTCATCTTTGACGCCAGATAAAGCGTTCAATACTTTTTTATGTTCAATTTTGGTGATGTTTATGCACGATTCAAGACCATGCATATCCCACACAAGCATAAAGGTAGTAGTGTTCATATGACTTCACCTAAGTTAGGAATATGAGATTTTACTACCTTTAGATTTTTATGTCAATGAACTGGATTCAAATTCCACACATGTAGATTGTACATCTTCAGAATGGTTTCTACGCTATCTGGAATAGACATGCTTTCATAATTTTCAGGTAAAATAACATTTTTTAGATTACCATCACTGTCTAGCACGAACACATAGTCTTCTATATCCAAGGAATCTAAAAATTCCTCTTCAGTCATATCATCTACTTCTGGATTAATTTCAGGTTTCATGTTATTTTTCCTTTATCTAAAAAAAATCAAAGACAACAGTACAGATTGTACTATGAATCCAATGCCAATTGTTAATGTATTTAATTGATCCTTCAAAAGTACAGCACGTACAAACAACAGTAGCAATGCCGACCACACGAATAGCACTATTTCAAGATTAGGCAGTTTATCCGTAATGCCAGATAGAACCGCTAAAATGCTAGGAACAGTGCTAGACAACAGTGTTAGTGATGCTAGCCATCCAAGTGTATCCGCTGTTATTGTTTTGAATCGATTTGAAATGTATTCTTTTATTTGATAGTAATAATTCATCGCATTTTTTCTTTATAAAAAATATGTCTGCCTATTTTAACTATGCGCTTTTTATTCCATCGAGGATTTACGTAATCCGCATGATAAAATAGTGCTTCAGTTAAACTTGGTAATCTGAAATTTTCAAATAATACTTTTTTGGCAATGTCTTCACTTTCTTTGTAGTGTTCAGGTGCTATTGGTTGAACTTTGTGTTTATTCTCACACACCCAACTGAATTGACATACTATTCGCTGAGATACATGAGTTTTTTGGTGTACGACCTTGCACACGGTGTCGCCAAATCTACCGTCATCCACTCGATTCATGGTTACTTGAGCAACTGCAATTTTGCCCTCTACGGGTTCGTTTGCTGCTTCCCAATATATATTTCGTGTCAAACAGTCTAATTGCTTAAGATTTTCCTTAATTGAAACTATTTCAGGTCTGGTATTGTTTTTAGAGTTTAGATATTCAAATGTTGTACGTACACTGTAATATAGAATAAAACTAAAAACTATAAAACCAATAACGTACATTGTTATTTTTACTATCTTGTCAATTGTTTGCATTATACTCCTTTTACGACAAAAATCACACAGTACCTGTTATTTTTACTCCTGCTTCTCCTAATTCCTGTGTATTCTTGTATTGATTTAATATTGATTTTGCGATATTGCCCGCCTCATTATCTTGACACATTCCAAATAACATTGTATCTGTGCCAACGTTTTGAGTATCGGCAGCATATGCTGGCATGCCATTTACGAAATTATAAATTTGACTGTTGTCTCTGTAAATTTCTGTACTAAAGTTTGCTCTGTTGAAATTGGTAACCTCGTAATACGTTGCCTGACAAAATCTATTGTAGGCAGCATTTACAGTTTCAACCGTTGAAGCAAACTCTGGATCAGCGGCAATGCTAGCAAGTATATCATTATACGCTTTAATCTTTTCATCATACGTACTTTTTGTAAAAAAAGTTGTAGCCACTCGCCCTGAGTTGACGGCACGTATAGAATTGAAGTAATTTTTGGACGCAAAACCTATATCCTCTAATGCATTGTGTATTTGTGTACCATAACTTGATTGCTCAATTTTCAATAAGCCTTCATTGACAGTACGTAAATCATCAGTTAGATAACCAGATGCCATGCCGATAACGTTCAGCATAGATACTGGTTTGTTGTCTTCAGTGATTGGTAAATATTTTCTCAATTCATCTATTATTGACTGTGGCAATAATTTACCATCTCTACTCAACTCTTCCACACTTGCACTAACATCGTCTAATACATTGTCAATAATAGTTACTAATTCTTGTCCAGTTTCCACATTTAATACAGGTGTTCGCTGTTTAATATCTTTGCCAAACTCCGTTAGTGTTCTGAAGAAACTATCGTTCGGTACTCCTGATGTCTTTTCAATACTGGTATAATCTAGCGGTGATTTTAAATTATTTACGGTTGTTTTTAATACCTCTTGAATAGTTGTTAAATCATTTGAATTTGTTATAGTTAACAATACTTCACTTATTTGTTGTGCATATGCCTCATTATAAATGTTATTCACATTAACGTTTGCTGCATTTAGTTTTGCTACTAAATTGCCAATAGAACCTAACCCAGATTTAATCATTATGCTGGCAATACTGTTAGGTGTTCCAAAATGACCTACGTTTATTTCTGTTATTATTTTACCTAGATTAGCAAGTGATCTTTTCAAAGCAACGCTCTGTTTATACTTACTGAATCCCTGTGATAAAAATTCTTTATAGTTAGAACTACCGTAATATTCTAAGTTATTTTGTTCTGAGTTTTTAAGTCCTGCTAGATAGTTATTTGATGTAATTACCCAGTTCAGCACTTGATTGAATACGTTTATGAAAGAAAAATTGTCAAAGAAATTACTACCAGTTATACGAGTTAACTGAAGATCAATATAGTAAAGTAAATTTCCAGAAAAATCATTGAAAGTTGATGGTATAACAGCAGTTATTGCTGGTATAGCAGAATCTGCTCCTAATGACATTTTGGTCGGATCACGCCAATATTCACGCATGTAGCCAGTCAGATATGGCTGTATAGACAAAAATCCATTAGGATCAGTGCCATATAGAGGTGGACCTTCATTTATTGCCATAGCAATTAAATTGCCATGTGCTGAAAGTGTTCCTCTGAATAGTCCCGGTGAATTTGGAATTTCTGGATTTGGAGGCAGATATGCGCAATCTGTTTTAAATCCAGTCAATAATGGATTTGTTGTATTTGCTGTTACCGTTGGACCTTTATAAGGTATACCATTTATTGATAGACTAGTTGCCATAATTTATCCTGGAAAATTTCCCAATGAAGCAGCAACGGCCGCTTCTGGACTAAATCCGGCACCTTGAGTTTCTTCATTTAGTCCGTTTGAAATTGTCTGAGCGCCTAATGTTACAGCGGATGCCATTCCGGCAGCAGCAGTTCCGAACGCTCCTGCTAGTGCCCAATCTGGATTACCGTAAGTTAAGAAACCACCACCTGCCGCTATTGGATTACCAGACCCATCTCTAACATAACCACCATAAAATGTGTCAAATGTTGGTTCATATCCTGGACCACCATAATCGTTATAACTAGCGATTATTGGAGGAGGTCTATCTATCGCATTGCAAGGTCCGGGAAATGCACTACTTAATCCACCAGTACCCCACGGTCCGCCAGCGCCAGTACTTACTGATCCGCCTCGAATGGTTGTAGTATCAAATGACCAAGCATCTGGAACTAAATCTGCTCTGCTACCAACTATCACGGAATCGTAACGTTCAATTTCAATTGGCCCACAATTTTCTGCACGACGTATAATTTTAACCCATGGCCCATCAGCAATAACACTAACATTGCCTACATTTTCTAAATTCAAATCACTAGGAGTAACTAAACCACTACTTGAAAACACTTTCAAAACGTTTATGAATTCAGTGTTAACTGAAAAGGGCACAACCTGACCCAAATCCATGAAATACGCTAATGCAAGTTGTAGTGGACTAAGATTGCCTATTTCTTGAGTAGGTGTTCCAGCCTGATATTGTCGTGGTAGTGTTGCCATTATCTTATCCTACTGAAACGTCTAAACTAGATGTGACAACAGGATGACCACACATGCCTACTGAACCTAACGATAGTGGTATTTGATCTTCAATAGTTACTCCGTATGAAATTCCTATAGTTGAGCCGAAACAGTGCTGTGGACGTTTGGGAGAACAACCAAGATGGGCGGTATATATACAACCTTGTAGTGCAACTGAAAAGTCATTCACTGTTACTGACGTACTAGATGGACTTGTTAATATACCACCTACACCTAATGCGTCACCTTGTCTTGCTATCCCAGGCATAATTGTCCTTACATTATTAGAGAACCTTTTGTCACTGGCTGAATGCCAGTAGTTGTTTGAATGTAGTGATCCGACATTTGTTTAATAACAGGCGCATGCATCATTACATGTTCTTTTCTAAGTTCTATATCTTTATTTATGTCCGCTGAAAACATGCTTTGCATAAGACCCAAGCCTTGTGGACTAGGTACAATTGTGCATGGACGACTGACTGTGAAACTTATCATGTCTTCAGAAATCATCTTAGCAACGATTTCATCTCCATTTACTAGTTTAAATCCTACAATTTCTCCACCATCATAACTTTTATTGACTAACATTTAACTTTTCCTTTAGTTCTTGATCTGACATTTTCACTAATCCTTGATAACCGCCTACTACAAATAAACTGTCATTCAGATATATCTGTGGTAGTGTTCTATGACCTTCTGATAACAAAAATTCTCTAGCCGAATTATCAACATCAATTCTGACTTCTTGGTATTCTATATTTTTGCTTTCTAGTAGCTTTTTTGCCTGTGTACAATATGTACAATTTTCTTTTGAATAGACTTTTAACATATTTTTAAATTATTGGTAATTCCTCATATTTTACGTTGTCGCTCATAATTCCTATTACGTAATTTGTTGATTCATTTTCTTGTAGTGCTGTTTGCTTTTTGCTAGTATCACTATGTTTATTGAACCAAGGAATAGGTGTTACTTTTGGCGCAGATACATTATACTTTATTCCAATCTCTTTTAATGCATTAAATGCAGTATAATCTACGAAATCTTTTAATATTTGTGAATTAAGTCCAATCACAGGACCCTTCTTGAATAGATAATCTGCCCATGCTTTCTCTTCACGAATGACATCCATGTATAGTGCGTAAACTTCTGCCTCACACTCTACTTTTGCCTTAGCAAATCGTGGATCATCTTTGACTACTGTATTGATAAGGTATGCTGTCCATTCTTTATGGAGTATTTCATCTTGCAGAATAAGACTAATGATGTTACCATTACCGATAAAAATCTTGTTTTCAACCATTGCAAGGCTGGTTGCAAAACTTACCATAAATCTAAAGGCTTCTAGGGCATAACTTGCATTTAATGCTAACCATATTGCTTTTATGTGCGATTCTTCTGGGCAGTTATTTGGGTCATCATCTATTTCTTTGACACAGTTTAATCTGTGTAAATTATCATAGTACTTGCCAACACTGCTAGCCATGTCCACAATTTCTTTTGTGTCATGAATAGTGTTGAATACTTCTTTCGGGACGTTATAGATATTACGTATGATATGACTATAACTGCGACTATGAATGTTTGACTCAAAGAAACCCCAGTTGAACATTAGAGTTTCTAGTTCAGGTACACTAACAACTGGTGTGAAAATTTGTGTAGGGCCACGTCCCTGTAAACTATCAAGTGCAGTCTGACGTAATAGATTACTAGTGAAGATATGTTTCACGGCATCACTAGCAGTCTTAAAATCACCGGCGTCTTTAGTTAGACTAATTTCTTCTGGCACCCAGAAGAAACCACGGGCAGTAGTTTCGTAGTTAGCAATTTTTGGATATCTGAATTCTTCAAATCGTTGTACAGTAACCGCACCATCCAAAAACATCTTGCGACGCAAGTAGTTTGGGTTTTTCAATAAATCGTATTGTTCTTTTGACATAATTTTTCCTTTTATAAAACACAACTATCGCAGTGTTCTTCTTGTTCTTCTTCAATAACGGCTGTTAGTGTTGGTAAAACTTCAGCAACGGCTTTAGAGCCAGACTTATCAATTAAACTGTAGTACAGAGTTTTTAGACCCCATTTGTATGCTAACATCAAGTTCTTTGCTATCAATGTAACAGGAACTTTCTTGTCAGCAAAATGCTTAGGAGAATAGAATGTGTTAGTGCTGATGCTTTGATCTATATATGCCGCTAACACTGCGGCGGTCTTTAGATATTCAACACAATCTTTCTGATCCCACATCAGTTGATATTTGCTCTTCAATCGTTGATATTCTGGCACTACTTGCGTTAGACTACCGGCCTTGCTTTCTTTAGTTGAAATCAAACTCATTGGAAGTTCAATGCCATTTGTAGAGTTGATAACCACTGAACTTGATTCTACTGGTGCGATTGCTCCATTAGTTGCATTACGAACACCATGCGTAATCATTTCCTTACGTAGTGTTTCCCAATCTAATTCTGGCGTAAAGTCAGTTAGTTCATTAACGCCACTTGATCTACGCTCCCAGGGAAATACGCCCTTACCATACCAAGTTTTATCACTGCCTAAGCATTTACCACGTTCTTTGGCTAGTTCCACACTTGCTTCAGTTAAGTAGAACATTTGATGTTCTATCCAACTTTTTACTTCATTCAATGCATCCTTGTCTCCGTACTTCAAACTACGCTTTGCATGCCAGTATGCAAGATTGGTTACACCAATACCTAATGGGCGAATTTCTTCATTGCTTAGTTTGCTTTGTATGCTCAAGAAATCTTGATAATCTAGAATGTTGTTTAGACTTCTATGCAGGATCCTACATGCACGACGCATATCTTCTGGATTACGGAATGCGCCCCAATTGATGCTTCCTAGAGTACATAGGGCGATTCTGCCCCGCTCGTCATCCAATCTAGTGAATGATTTCGTTGGCAGAAGAATTTCCTGACACAGATTACTCTGATAGATAGGATCTACTTGAGTATCAAAGGGACCTTGATTTTGTACGTTATCGATGAATGTAAGATAGATTCTACCTGTGTCAGTTCGTTCTTTGAGAACACCACCTTTGAAAACTTCTTCCGCAGACATTACCTTTTTCTTTAGATCAGTACGACGTTCGCACTCTTCATATAGTCTATCAAATGTCTTGATATCACGATAGAATGATTCGTACAGTTCAGGAACCTGGTTTGGATCAAAGAATGTGATGTTTTCTTTGTTCTTGAATCTACGCCAGAACAGTGAACTTAGCACAACATTATAGTCTAGATGACGTACTCTGGTTTCTTCTGTTCCCTGATTATTTTTCAGAACAATTAGATCATCAAATTGGTAGTGCCAGATGGGATATGTTATAGTAGCACTTGCATTTCTGATTCCGCCCTGACTGCAACTGCGTAGATCGCCGAACCACTTCTTCAAGAAAGGAACCAGACCGGTGTGTAGAATTTCACCCTTTCTGATTGGTGCGCCAAGTGGACGAACTCTGCCAACTTCTAGACCGATGCCAGCACGTTTGCTAGCATATTTGGCCATCATTTCGCCACTAGCAAATATACTATCAAGATCGTCATCACTCCTAATAAGGACACAACTGCTAAACTGCTTGGTAGGAGTGCCGAGACCAGCAAGCACAGGAGTAGCCAGAGTAAAAAGACCATCGGATGCGGCATGGTAATACTCCTTTATGTAACGCATTCTAGCAGAAAGTGGCTCTTCTTTATGAAAGACCGTAGCAGCAGCAACCATGTACCGAACTTGCGGTGTTTCATATATCTGCTTAGACGAACGATTTTTTACTAGATATTTCTCTACCAGTTGTTCAATAGCGGCATAACTATACAGTTCATCCTTGCTATGATCAATGATGGTATCCATCTTATGCCATTCGTCCTCTGTGTACCACACTAGCAATTCTGGTGTATATAGTCCTACTTCTACGTTTCGTTTAACGATGTCGTATAGTTTGGGAGGATTATAGGTTCCGTAGACATCTTTACGTAGCATACTCAGACGTTGTTTACCAGCAACATATTGATAGTTTACGTGTCCTACATCTGGGTTACTTTCTATGTCGATCAAATCAACGCATGCTCTTAGAGTTATTTCATCTATTTCTCTAGTAGTAATACCGTCATAGAAATGCGGTTGTGCTTTGATTTCAATCATAGATTGACTTACATCTGAAATTCCCTGGCAAACTTTTGATATTTGATTTTGCCACTTTTCTATTGTTAATGGCTCAATGGAGCCATTTCTCTTTTTGACTTTAATATTTGACATTTCTTTTTCTCTTAGCGTAATTTATGTAAAGATAGATCGGTTGTGGTAATTGATTTTATATGTTTCAGTCCACTTTGAATTTGTTTTTTATTTATAACTTCGTCATGGAGGTAATTAAGAACATATTTTCCTCCGTCGATATAGACTAAATTATAATTGTCTTTTGAAATTTCATCTCTGTATATTTCAATAGTGCTTTCTATTGCATGACTAGTTAGGTATAGCGTATATACCATGCCCAATGATTTTGCTAGATCACAATAGTAATTATCGTTTACTAGTTCCCATGGATTAGGCCAAGTTGCTATCTGATCAGTTGTCAAATAATGTGAAACAAATGGAGCATAGCACCACAAATGATGCGTTTCTTTTATGGCATCCTCTTTTGATTGTTCACTAATTTTTTTACGAAAATCATGCCAATAGCGAAGTCTTTCGCTAGGTGTTAGATTCCACATGGATTTAGAATGAAAGAGTGCTTACTGTGTATTGTATATTGGCGTTAAAGCCTGTACTTGTAACCAGATTTGCTGCTATGATAGCGTATGCTCCTGGTTCGCTTGTACCTACCGTTTCGATGTCCCACTTCATGCCTATATTTGCTGATTCGGTGTATTCCTCGTCATAATAGTAGGTATTATTGGAAAGATTTCTTGCTAGTTTTATCCAACCAACTCTACTATCTTCGTCTCGTACCGCGGCATATTGAACATAAATTGCTGGTTTATTAGCATCGGCAATCGCATAGCTTAAATTTGCAGTTGAACCATCAGATACTGCTACACTATAAACAGTGTAGTTAGGCAAATTACTATATTCGGTCAATATTTCAGTATTACCGATTTCAGGCGCACCTTCGCCTAGTGTGCCATTTCCAATATATAGTTTTCTTGTATCTACACTCCAGCCAAGTTCAGCAGTAGCCAATTGTGGCAAATCGTTCTGTAGACCATGACGATGTTTGATTTGAGATATTTGTACTATAGCCATATTTTTTATCCTTATACTTATTTATTATGGATTTTGTAATATGTTTCTATTCTGTCCAACCATCTATTTGAATAGTGATCAAATCCATCATCAATCACTTCAAACTCTTGATATTGATTATCAGAACTACACATCAAAATAACACCAGTCTTTATATCTGTGCCGTGAGTTGCATTATGTGCCATTGCATACGCAGCAAGTTGTAAAAAATAATCTTCAATCCACTCACGTTTTTTTGGTTTATTCGTTTGTTTGAAATCAAGAATTGCTGGTTTGCCCTTCCATAATCCTATACAATCAGATGTACCTGCATATAGTTGACTATAGTACAATGGAACTTCAACACCCCAAAATTCATCTACATATTTTGACAGTGAATTTTCTATGATTATTTTTGCCATACCATGACTTTGAATGCTGTATGGATTAGTTCCCGGATCACTTATTGTGTCTGATTTGATATAATTTTCAAGCCACTTGTGCATGCGAGTACCACGTCCGGCTGCTTCGGTGGTTATTTCTTTGGCTTTCGCCTCACCTACACGTTTTTTCCATTCGTATAGTGCTTTTTTTGATTCTTCCGACTTCGTTGCGTCTAGAATGGTAGTAACACTGGGTACTTTGTGACCTTCTGGTGTTTGATAGTGCCTCTTACCAGCCTCTTCTGCACGACTTAGCGGAGTGTAGTTGTAGATAGATTTGATCATGTTATAAAAAAGTAATGTGCTAATAATAGCACATTACCTGAAAAAAATTAAATATATTGGAAATGTTAACTGCGTCTATTTAGAGCACTTTTTGCCATTTTCGATACTGTATCTTTATCTTGTTGCTGATCTGCCTCGGGTGAGGTATCAGAGTCATCCTTATCGGATGAGATATTGTCAGTTTTGAAAGTGATTTTGTCTTTGCTAACACTTTTAATTATGTTTTTCAGTGACTCATTCTTTTCACTGATATCAACTAGATTTTCAATGTTGAAGTTAGAAATTCCTGTATTTCTAATATAACGTATAACCATGTTAACAGGTAGTTGATCAGATATTTCACCCTGTTTGATTCTACCCGCTAACAAATTAAGTGCGGCTATTACGTTACCTTCTATTGAAGATAGTTCGTCTTCTGCGAGAAATTCGTAGGATCTCATTTAGCGACGTTCTCTGCCCATTTCTTCTTCGCCACCTGCTGCTACATCTGATGCATCAAATCCAGATGGCTCTTGTGGAGGCATTTCTCCAGCAGCGGGAGGTACAGCACCCATGCCTCCACCTTGCTGTGTCATTGGTTGTTGTTCACCGGCTAGTACACGGGCTCCACTGTCTAATGCATCACGTGCTGCCTTTAGTGCTTCCATTAATCCTTGTAATGCACTGGTCACAGTTGATTCAAATGAATCAGCCTCTGCTGTTCCTACCTGATCTCTGATGCTGTCAAGTAGAGGAGGAAGTTCCTCGTTTTGCATTTTACTAGCATCAGTAATCATGTCTTGAACTGTGTCTACCATATCTTTAGCAGCAAGAACAACTTCCGCTGTTTCCAATTCGCCCTCTAGCAACACTTCTTGACGATTGATCCATTCGTTAAGACTTTCCCTAACTAGTAACATTTCCATGTACTTTGGATTCTTCTCAGCAGTGTGTGCTCCATAACTACGCTTAAGTGACATTAAACTCTCATTTAATGCAGTACTTAATCTAATTGCCTTTTGTAAGGACAACTTGTTATAGTTGATTTCAAACCCAAATCTAGATTCTAGGATCTTGTTAATTTTTTTGGATTTAGAAGTAGATAATTCGTTAAGATTCATTTTAATTTTTCCCAAACTTTCATATATTTAGCATAGGCTATGTTTTTTTCTAATTCTTCCATATTAATTTTGTATCTACATTTAGCCTCATGTAGTTTATTGTCAATAATGACTATCTCGTCTGTTTTTTTATTTTTTAATAATCTGGTTTGCAGTAGTTGATAGTATTGAATATCGTCATAGTTCTTGGCTACTTGTTTATCCTTTTCTAATATGTTAGATGCCATTTTAGAATATCTTAAATGTGTCAGTAAAGTAAATAGCACACTGGCGTATTTGCTATAAAATATGTGAATCGTTTTTTCTTTATCATATACCTGATACATATTTTTTTGTATAGTCTTGATAAACAGTCCACCTATATAAAGAGTTTTTTCATCAAATTCTAAGCAAACAGGAAATTCACCAAATTTAAGTTTTTCTAGTTCGTTATACACCCAATTATCTAATTTTTTTACCGTAGTATCTACTATCTTTTTACCTATTTTGTCTTTTGTAGACGATTCTGTCGTTGTCTTTTGTTCGTTGTAATACATTTTTATTAACCAATTGATTAGCGATTAAAATTTGTCTTTCAGACAAATCTGATTTGAATTTTGAAGAATCTTTTTTATTGAAATTCAGTAAGAAATCAGCCTCTTCGTTGGTAAGAACTATATTCAGATTATTGGTTAATTCTATAATTTTCATAATTTTGTTATTATATGCCAGGCTAGAAAACCTATTGTAGCAATCAGTGAACTAATAATTCCAATGCCCCAAGTTATCAATTGTTTATTTCGATATTGTTGCATTTTTACTATCATTTCTTTTATCTCGTCTAGCACAGATTCTACTGATGCCATTTTTATATCTAGTTTTTTTTCAACGGTTGAAACCCGAGTTTCAACGGTATCAAGCTTATCATTTAAGTTTTTATAACGCTCTGCGCACAATTCCACATGGGCTTCTAAATTCTTTTTTTCTATATCAGATGGACCAGACATGACTTAAAAATTCCTTACACATAAACATTATTTATTAAATTTCAAGTTTGGACTACTTAGAAAATGCAAATTTTTCAATATTCCACGTGTATGTGTTATTGGTAACATAAATTTAGCAGTTTCTTCTAGATGTAGAGTCATTGGAATATGATCGCAGTCGTTAATTAGTAATTCTTCTGTATATATGTTTGATTCGCTGTAAAAACTAAATGCCCATATCGTTTGCTTTGATGAATAAAAACTTCCAAAAATTGAATCATTTATTTCAAAATTTTCAATTTTTTCTGGATATGCTAATATTTCTATTTGTGTTTTTAACGATAATGCTTGTATTAAAGACTCCCAATTTCTTTGTTGATTTCTTTGTATTGATTCTCCGCGAGTTATGCCGGTACTGGTAATATCTATCAGAGATATTCCAATCCATGAATTTTCTACATTTAATAGATGTTGTATATTCATGAAAATATTTATTACAATGAAAAAGGGGACAATAAATGTCCCCTGCTGTTTAGATTAACTGAGAATCAAGAAGTTGCTAGTTTGAAGCCAACGTTAGTGATACCGTTAACGCCAAATCCTTCGATACCTGCTGCTGAAATCGCTGTATTAGCATTTGCAGCGGTGAAAGAAGTTGTGTCGCCATCTTCGACCATAACGCTTAATAGCGCACTGTCTACTTGATATGCAACCAATGATGTGGTAGTACCTAACCAACGTAGTAAGGTTTCAACTGTTTCGCCTGTGCCCATCTGTGCAGCAATGCTGGTGTTTGCTGTAATGCCCAAGCAAATTACTGGCTTGCCGATACCAGTACTGATGATTACACCGGTTGTCTCTGCACTTATACCAACGTTACCGGCACTAACTACGGTCTGTGCATTACCGTTTGTTCTTGTAAAAACTGCCATTTTAATTTCCTTTAAAGTGTCTGCGATAATCGCATACTATTATTTATCAAAACACAAAAATAACTTCAATTTCATCAGTGTTCTTTAGAAAAATGTGCAATGCCAAAGTTTGGATTTATCAACTTGATCAATCCTTTACTGGTAGAAAATACGATACCTTCTCCACCTGGTCCAGCAACTGTTTCCTGTTTGAATCCTGATATTTGATTTTCGAAAGCATTGACAATAGCCATCTTTGCATCAAATATGCTTTTCCAAATGGCATTCAGTGCCATAAGACCATCTCTGTTACGTATCAAATAACCAGATCCATCGCTGCCTATTAAATTGTTGTACTGTTTCTTGTTAGCGTTTTGTTCTAGCCAGGTAGGTAAATCATCGCTGGTTTGTTTAGTTCTTACGTGATTAAGATATTGTGCTATCAGTTTACGTGCAACGTTATCTAAGCCTGAAATAAAGTCGTCACTTGCTTTTCCATATTGAGTTATAGTAGTGATTGCTTTTCTAACCAGTGCCAATAAAGAATTTTTGTTAGGAAGATCAAACGTATTACCAGCGTTTGGCGATACAACCGCCACATTACTAGCATTTGTCATGCCAGACTTACCGTCCCATGGTGCACCATCATACTCATGTACCACTAGTAATGCTACTTTATTTTTTAGTAAGTTACCCAGATAACTGTTCTCTGGTACAGTGTATTTGACTGTAGTTGGACTGAAAACGAAAACGCCATTTTCAGATTTTAGCCCAGTGGGATTTATAGCCATCAAGTCGCCCTTGAAAATGCCTCTAGAATTCCCTACATTCTTCTTTAGACCATCCCACAGTGTTTCTATTTTCTGATAAAGATCGTTACGATTAGCACCACGATTTGCGTCATATTCTCGCCAACCGTCAGGACTGGTAGGATAAACACCTTTTGCAGGCATGTATTTGTCAGTTATAAAGAATTCACCGCGTTCGTTATTGCCGAAATAGAGTGCTATACCACCGTCCCACTTTATTGTTCCGTTAGAAGGATTGTTTACGATTTCTTGCAGTGCTAATGCTGCTTCCATGGCAGCATCAGAGCCAGAAAAAATAGCATCTTCTGGGTGAGGTATACGTGGGCCATCGCCGATTGCTTCTGCTAAATATTCAACAAAACGTTTCATTATATACTCTTTCTTTTATTGATCACACTTGTCAATTAAATATCTTAACCAACGAATGGATCCTACCTCTACTGATTCTGGTAACATAACACCTTCTTTCCCCAGCGTCTCACGTGCAGATGCTGTAAGTGTTGCATAATCAGGTCTAGATTTAATCTTCTTTAAGATGTTTTCTATAGTCTCAAGATCAGTGCTATTAGCAGAATCACCCAACAACAATTTTGCAATCTGATTTGGATCTTTTGTTATTACTTTATCAGTTGCAGGATCTATTAGTCCATTCTTGTAACTGTACTTATAATTTTGTGCTCTAGCAATAGACGCTAATAAAACGTGACGATGCATGCCTTTATACGGACTATCTGCTAAACCACCACGCATGCTCCACTGTTGCCAAACTGGATCTGCACTGAACATGAAATCTGTTTGTACAAATCCATTTTTCTCGTCACCCATGATAGGCGCTCTGAAATGTACATTATCACCAGATAGTTGAATCCAATTACTACGATCAACTTTGGTATTCATTACATCAGTTGACTGTATGCCAGATTTTAATGCCCACTGAATTAGGATGTTCTTCAATTGATCTTTTGTTATTTCGTTCTCATTAACACTTAAGTCTAAATCACCACTGCTGGTCTTTCTGCCCGTTGTGCCTAGCCACTTAATTGGAATTCCGCTATTGTCTACATCCTTACTAAAATCTAAGCCTGTTATTTTTTCAAGCCACTTGATGGTGGGCATTATTTCTTGTTGGTTTATTCTACGACACATTAGTGTGCCGTCTTGTAGTTTAAATACGTTTTGACTCATATATTTTAACTTTCACTGTATTGAATACGATTTATCAAACGCACTATGCCACGATCATTCCCTACGGCAACATAGCCTTCAGCGGAATTTACTTTATATCCATCGTTTTCTTTTACAAATACACCGGTACTTTCAATCTGTTTGATTTTATCAAGAATCAACATTTTAAGCTCTATTATTTTTTTGTAAACAGAAAAAACTCCCAATATTGCATTTAGATTATCACCTATAAATTTTTCAATTTTTTCAGTTGATTTTGCTGATGCTTCTGGATCTGCGGTTGATACTTCTAAGTTTTTCTCTTTATAGTATTCTATGAAGTCTTTTAATAATCTCATAGGATCAATAATCAGTTGACGATCACGCATTTTGTCATGTACGAATGATTTCATATACGTTGAAAAATCAACATTATTGATCATGCTATTAAATTTTATTGGATCAATTTTGGTAATAGTAGATGCACTCTTGCGAAGTCCTACTAATATTTTTGCATTTTCTTCTGGAGTCAGACTGGCAATTCCAGTATAATCTCTGTAAGTATCATCGCTCATCCATACGTTTTTATTCTGTTTTATCCCAGAAGTATTTGCCTCGTAGGTTGGAGTCATTTCTGTTAGATTATTACCCTCGTATGTCGTATGAAAGAATATTCCTATTTTTGCTTGACTGATTCTATTTCCTAAATCACTGTCAACTATCACAGCATATGTAGTATTGTTAGGAGTGAAGGTATACATTTGTTGACCATTTGTGTTTGATATTAAGATATCATCTGCGATAAACAATAATTTACCCTGTATAACTTTTCCTATTTCTAGAGAAGATAGATATCTAAAACATAGTTTTAGTCTCTTTGCTAGTAGATCATCATCACCGTAGAATTTATCAATATCAGATGATGATTTACATGCTGCGTCAGGTAATTGTAGTGCTTGATCTGTGCCTATAAAAAATCTGCCATCTGCTGGATCAGCACCACAAACTATAGAAAGGGATCCATCCCATTTTACTTTTGTTTTTCCTACCTTACCCTGTCCTGTGGCAAACATTCTTCTTAAATTTTCTACATAGTTAAATGCTCTTTTTGCGCCATTAAAGCCTTGCTTGAAGATCAAATCTTCAAGATGTTCTATATGAAAATCTTTACCCTGTTTGTCTTCTAAAATAAGCCACTTTGGCGAACGATTTTCTACTTCAAATAGTTTCATATTCAATTTCCATTCATATTGTAGGAGTTTCTATATTCGAAGTATATCCGTCTAGTTTTGATGGAATTGTTCCGCCTATATATCTTTTCCATTGTTCAAATATTTCATTAAGATATGTTGGATTTTTTACCTCGTAGACCTGATATTTAAACGTTGAGTGAGTTATTTCTACCTTGGGAATATCTCCAATAACACCGGAATCTACTTTAGATTTAAGTTCATCTGGCAAATTCAAAAGATATACCCCTTTTTTCCTTATAAAGACCCATGCAGGCTCTCCTGGTCTAGTAGATAACGTTGTTTCAAAAACGATTTCATCAGTGTCTGGTATATTGGCCATTAAACTGGAAATATTGGATATAGCAATTTTATTTGAAGTTGGTAATTCAGTTTTTAGTTTAAAAATAATTTCAGCACGTTTTTTAGCCGTATCCATAAAATATTCTTTTATTGCGTTAAGATTTATACTATTAGGAGGCAATCTTCTAAAGGCATCAGACAAAGTTTCTATACCAATTAAAATTTCATTTATTGTTTTATTTTCTTCTCCAGTAGTCATATATGATCTAACATATTGTATTAGACTATCTTTGATAGTATCTTCATTAGCCAATACATCATCTCTATTAGAAACATTTATATTTGCCGCATCCAATCTTTTTTTATAATCATTAAATCCGGTCATTGCCACCTGAGAAATAACAGTGGGATTTTTTACTTCGTTTGGATCTAATCCTTTTAGTCTTGAGTACTCACCACCTGTTTGTTTATCCATCCATCTGGTAAAAAAACCTTCATTTATTTTTTTATTTACTTTCATTCTGGATCCTTTTCATACCTCTAGAAAACTTAGACGAGTCCTGATTTCTAATACTGTTAAGTAATCTACGTTCTAATTCATCGGCCTGATCTGAATTATAATTTTCTTTTATGGAATTAATTAGATTTATTGCACCTTGAATTACATGTTGTGCTCTTGATTCTATAATCGCATTTTTGTCTTTTTGGATTTTTAATGAATCTAATTCTTCCAAAATACTACGAGTTTTTCTTTGCAAAATATAGCTCCAAGTTAGTTATAATATTGTATTTATTTGAAGTATTAAAAAAATAAATCAATCTCTACTTAACTTTAAGTCATTAAGCAAACTTTTCAATTTACTACTTTGTGCAGTTGCTTCTGGCGCCTTAATCTCGCCGGTTTCTTGATCCACTATAGATTTGGCCTTAATTGAACTCATGATACTACCTATTTGTGGTTTAATCGTTCCAGGTGTTCCCTGTGCATCTTCACCCGCATCAGTAATACGCAGTGTGTCAATATCATAATCCAAATCTATTTTTGTGCCTACGCCACTGCTGCTACGAGTTTTCATCAACTGAATTTGGTATCGTCCACGTTCACGCATGGCTCTACTGGTAAAAATACCAAACACATTATCTGCTGTATTAATCTTGGAAATACCACCACTGATATGACTATGATCAAATTCTATTTCTTCAACGGACGATCTATTCAACTGTGATGCAGTAACTAGTAGAAGATTCAATTCTTTTGCCAGATTACGTAATTCTTCACTGACATATTTGTCCTTAACGAACAAATTAGATGGATCAACCTTTGCGCTTACCGGCATGATCAAGTCAAGATAGTCTACCATGATAAAATCTATTCGTTGTCCACTTTGAACTTCAAGTTCCTTTAGATAAGCACGGATTTGATTTACATTGCTTTGTGCAGGCATGTATTTAATGCGTAGATTTCCAGATTTTTTGCCGGCTATTTTTACTTTGATTTCTAGATTATCTAAGTCCTTGAATATTTCTTTGGTTGATACTCCTGCAATCATGCTATCCATACGCATAGCACTTAGTTCTTCGCTAAGTTCAAGTGTCAAATAAACACCATTAAGCCCTTGTGTAACCCAATTAACTGCAATATTTTGCATGAATAGACTTTTACCACTGCCTGACCCACCCGCAAAAATGTTTAACTCACCACGATTCATGCCACCAAACAATCGCTTGTCCATGGTAGGCCAACCCGTGCTTACTTGTCCATTATTTGATTTAATTTTCAGCAGTCTGGCACGTGGATCAGCAAAGTAATCAGTTCCCATATCACGGGTAAGACTGATTTGAACAGCATCTTTGATTAGTTTTTCTACAGGATCAAAATCACCCTTCTCGATCATGTCGGCTGCTTTAAGAATAGCACGCTCTAGTTCATTCTTCTTTGTGAAACTTTCAAACTCAGCCATGAACCAATCATAGTGATTGACACTTAATTCAGTTACATCCTGTAAGTCAGTACCAGTTACTGCCTTTATTTGTGCTAACTTTGGCATAGCATTATACTTAGAAGTATGTTCCTTTATGAAAACTGCTACACTTTTTACACTTTTATGAAAATTATCTGGATTGAATATGTTTTGAACACGAACATATAATTCAGGATTATGAACCATAATCTCTATGAATAATTTTTGTAAATCAACACTATATTCTTTATTACTCATTCTTTATCTTTTTTTCTAATATTTGTATTTTTATGGGATTAGATTCTACGCCATCTAGAATTGATTTTAGAGTAAATAATTTTCCATATTTAACAACGGCATCATTTACGTCTTTGCAATCCTTTCTCCACACAGGAAAACTTACATTCCATCCATATTCTAATGCACGCTTTATAGTAACTTCACCTGGCCAAACTTCACGCCCTTGCTTATTATAATGTTTATCAAAGTCAGGAATTACTATAACATTTTTACCAAGAGATTCTATTATATCTGCCTGCTGCTCTGATATATCATTAGTTTGAGTACTAACACCATCAATACTCATAGCATCAAATGTTCCTTCGACCACTAAAACAATTTTGTTATCTTTATGTTGATTATCAAGGTTGAAAACAAAATGTCCTGGATGATCGCTATGATACTTTTTGATCTTTGTTGTTGTATCAGTAAGTCTAGCCGTATATCCTACAATCTGATTCTTGTAGTAGAAAGGAACAATTACTCTATGATTTAATTTATTCTCGATATTAGGTGACCAGAAAAAATTATATTTACTCAAGTCTATGCATCTATCATGTATATACTGAACTGCGTTTGCTAGATCATCAAATACATTTTCACCACTAGCGATTACAGCATCAATAATGTTTATGGCATTGGATGGTAGTTGTCGTGACTCAAATGAAAATTCTTCTTGAACAGCAATAGGATTTTCTATTAGTATGGTATTTTTTAATCTAAGACTTTCGAGTACCAATCGCTGTATTTCATTTTCGTTGGCACCCATCCATTTAAGTAATTTTCTGTATTTGAAACTTAAGGTTCTACCAGGTACATAACTGGTTTTAAATCCACAGTTGAAACAGTGATAACTTATTTTGCCATCTGTTTCTACTAGTACGCCGCCGCGACTTCTGGTGTCCGAATTATGACCATTGTTATGGCAGCAGGGCGCATTGAAACTTAACCATCCACTTTGTGATGATTTTTGTTTTCTCGGCAATAAAGATATGGTATAGTCGCTGATGATAGTATTAAGCATCACACTATTTTAGTATAAAGATGGAAAACTAACAAATTTTTTGTTATACTAACAGATTAGTTGTATTCTTCCCAAATCATGCTTGCGACACAATCATCGTTGTTTGTGGTCGCCTGAACGGCTACTAGAAATACTTCTTGAGTTCCATCAATTCTTCGTGTAAGTTGCAAACTGCTATTGAAATCTTTTAACATCATGTTAAATGGCTGCAATGCACCACTAATACTACCTCCAAATATACCCTCTAACATTTTTGTACCACCTGTGTAACTAGTGGCAGTTATGTTATATTCAACATGGCTTTCGTTAGCGGCACTAACCCACGTGCCTCCAGTTAATGTAATATCGTTTAATATTTGATATCTATATGCAGCGTTTTGAAGTCCATATAAATTTACATTTGATGGCACTACTACACCATCAAGTTGAGCGGATTTAAGACGTAATGCTATGATCGGCGTAAAATCAGTGTTTGATAAATTGACACCAGTTAATGGAGTAGAAACTGCTCTAGGACTTACTTTCGGCGTAGAACCACCTTCCGACACAACTGTATTACAAATATGTTTCAATCTGCTATTGCTTGAAGTACTAGAAACATTTTCTATTTCATATCGTATAGGCAGAGTAGCAGTGGTCATGTAAACGCTGTCTAATATATTTGCATGATTGAACGTATGTGCTAAGACAAATTTTCCGTCTATTACAAATCCTATTCTTATACTGCCAGCACCTAGCCACTCGACGTCTGCCCACATTATCTGTGCTTTTGTCCAGTCAAGATTAATAGTGCTTGTGCCACTGCCATTTAAAGGATCATTGCTCCATTCTGTTTGTGATACACGAATATCACTGGCTGATCCAGTAGTATAACTACGTTTTACAATATATGTTGTAGTGCCATCACGTTCTAAAAATATACCGTTACGTGCACCGAATAATCCTACTCGTTGTCTTAATCCTTCTTTACCCTCGTTAAAAACGAAAGTGTTTATAGTAAGTTGACTTTTACCAGGTTGATATATAAAAACTCTTTTTGTTTCTCTGACAACTTTATCGCCTGACGATGTGGTAACGTTCATTGACATCGTGCTTTCATTTACCAAGTGAGTAATTGATCCAGATCCAGATAGTGCAGTATCCCATACTCTGGTATCATCACCATAACGTAGGGTACTATCAAAAAGAGTATACGGTTCAGATACTCTAAAACGTCCAAAAGCATCAGTTGCAATTGCTGCGAATTGTGTTCTTAGAACTGGTTGTCCAAAACTGTTGTATTCTAACGCCTTATGTAAATTTAGCAGATTAGTTTCTTGCGGATGCCAGTAGTTTGTAGTGTTAGTTCTTGGCGATTGATTTGGTTGTGGACCAGTGATGATTGTCATAAATTATGTCCAGGGTCTGCCTTCTATTAATCCATCAGGATTTGAATTATCCACTACGGTATTGCCACTGTAATAAGTTGGTAATTCGGCTATGTTGAGAGTAAATCTTGGATTACCACTTGCTTCACGATCTAAGGCTGCTAATGCTAATTTAGCCACTTGACGATCTTCTAGAGTTGTTAATCTTGATATTTTATTTGCACTACGCAGTGACACATTGCTTTCTATGCCATAATCTTCAAACGTTGCATCAGTATTACTCAACAGTGTACTGCCATAGTATAGGGTATACCAACTGACATTGACATTCGTTGCTGTTTCTATGTTTGCTTTAAGTGTGCCAACCGTGTCGGTAGTTGCAACTACATAAGTATCATATAGCGCCGTATTCAACAAACTTTGAACTGACAGTGATATAGTTGCCATTATTTAGTGGCTCCATATCCTGGGTAAAGACTGACACTATCACTGCGCATATCGGCTGGATTTTTACTATGATGTATATCATCGCCTGCTGGATAAGCACTACTTAATGGAAAGTAGTGTTCATCGGGTTCAGTGGTTGCTTTACCTATGCCAGACAATACAAGTATATCTGTTACACCGTCATCATCATCTGAGGGTATATCTTTTTTCTTTGCTGGCTCCAATGCACTGAGTTCATCAAATGTTTTAAGTAATTCGGCTATTTTCATAGTAGTATTTATCCATTATGGTGTTAACAGTAGTTTTGTAAATCCACTTTCTATTGCTGCGGTATTACTTCCGCCGTATGGATTTGCACTAGCAGTTGCAGTTAATGCGCTGGTAGGCACCGTAAAATTGCCTGTATATACAGCAAGTCCCTTGATAAATCTAAAACTAGTTATATCGCCAACAAATGCTGCATTAGTTGCAAACGTATTAGTATTGCCTACTACGAAGGTTGTTGTATTATCTGTAATATTATTAGTATCTGAAAAACTAGAACCTAATAAAATTCCGTTTTTATATACACTGGTAGTGCCGCTGCTGCGTACTACTGCAAAGTGGTACCAAGTGTTAACAGTAGTTGCACCGCTTGAACTGTATCTAAAAGAGTTATTTGCCCAATAATAAAAGATGCTAGATTCAATGCTTACACCTATTTTTATGTTAGGATAATCTCCGACGGAAAATACTCGTTGAAACTGTGAAGTATCACTTTGATAACTAAACCATTCAACTGTAAAATCTCCTGTGCCAACTGCCCAATCATTACTGCCAGGAGTAGTGATATAACTGTTGACACTACTAGAAAATCGATAACTATTGCCGCTACCAAATGGGCTCTGAGCGACTGTGGTTACCGCCGATCCAAATGTTAATGTTGGATTTTCAAATGGTACTGGCGGCGCTGGTGACGCAATAACTCTGTTTATAGAGTTCATGGCGCTTAACATAATACCTGCCATTAGTTGACTCCAGTACCATTAATGAACCAGGTATCCGTTGCTACTTTCATCAGCGTAGCCATACCATAATTACCTAATGTTCTTGATCCGGCTGTACTATTGCCAGCCAGATATAGGGTAACTCCAGAATCTGGTGTTATTGTTAAGTTCGCAGTGCCTTCTTGTACTATGCTAACGGCTGTTCCTATGTTAAAATTTACTGTAGCATTGTTAGGAATAGTAATCACATTAGCACTGTTAGCACTGTAGTAATGTTTACCCGCGTCAGTTAACGATAAAGTAGAATTGCTAGTGAATATAACTTGTGGAATATCACGATAGCCAATGCTATAACCGTTAACATTACCTGAAATATTACCTGAAGCGATTAAGTTAATTGCAGAAACTGAAGAAAATCCGCTGATTACAGGAGCAGGGCTAGCGCCAGTTGTAATTATAGATTCAGACACTATAAAGTTAGTGCCAGAAACGTTACCAGGCGCTGTCAATGTTCCATCGGTATTAAATATCCAACTCGCTGTGTTGGCAGTTATTACTACGTTATTTCCGCTATTGATGATTTCAGAGTCAGTGCCGTCACCTAGACTTAGATTGCCTGGAAACGCTACATTAGCAGAGCCGTTGACGCCAAATGTGAATTGCTGAAAGGCAGCATTACCATTAGTAGTAATATAAAACTGTTGGCCGGCTACATATATGCTAGGATCAAAGTTTGGATCAGTGACTACGAAGGTGCCATCCATTTGATTGCCAATGCTAATCACTCCGCCTTCTGTCTTAACAGTCATTACATTGAGATTTCCTCCAGTGCCTACAGCAAGATTACCAATGATTTCCACATTGTTTGCTGTAATGTCGCCAGTAACGGTTAATCCTTCAGAATTCACAACGGTAATAACATTTGCTTCTGCTATATTACCAACGAATGTTTTTACAATACCGTTAGTGCTGCCTAGAATTAGGTTTCCAACATTACCAGTACTTGGTCCAGTAGCATCGTTGCCTACTACAACTAAATATCCATCATTAGACGAATTACTATCGCCGAACCATGATGGATCAGAGTAATTGCTTCCATCTATTCCTAGATTTATATAGTAT